TTAGGATATAACGCTGGAGCTAATGATAGCACTGCTGGTATTACTACTGGATCTGGAAATGTAATTATTGGAACTGTTGACCCAGCGAGTAGAACTGGCGACAGACAATTAAAAATTGCTGGTAATGATGGTTCAACAACTACAACTTGGATATCAGGTGATAGTTCTGGAAATTTAACTTTTAAAAGAATTGATACAGGCGATGATAATCCTTATGTACTTACTTTACAAACTGGTGAGACAGACATCGCAGCTAGTGATATATTAGGTTCAATTAATTTTCAAGCTCCTGACGAAGGTACAGGAACAGATGCTATACTTGTTGCAGCAGGTATCGAAGCCGTTTCTGAAGGTGACTTTAGTTCATCAAACAATGCTACAAAATTAAGTTTTAAAACTGCAGCTAGTGAAGCAGCAGCTGAGAAGATGTCATTATCTTCTGCTGGTGTGTTAACAGTTTCAAGTACAATAACAGCAAACAGCCAAGATGTTATTTTAGGTAAATTTGAAGGAACAAATTTTACAAATGGTTTAATAATAGGTCATTCAACAACAGGAACTTTAAATGCTGCTAATAATAATGTTGGAATTGGTCATGGTGTTTTTGAAAGTTTAACTTCTGGAGATAACAATACAGGGGCCGGTGTTGACTCATTAGCAGGTTTAACTATTGGTGTTAACAATACTGGATTCGGGTCTAATACTTTAAAAAATAATTCTGTTGGTTCAAGTAATACTGCTGTAGGTTATCAAGCAATGGAGGCTTCGGCAGGTGGTAATTCAAGCACGGCAATTGGTTCTCAAGCTTTAAAAACAGCTTTGGCAGGTTTTAATACTGCTGTAGGGGTATCTGCTGGAGAAGGAATGGTTGGACAAGATTCCCACAATAACCTTGTTTTAGGTTACCAATCGGGTGATAATATAACTTCTGGTGCTGGTAATGTAATCATCGGTAGCGTTAACGCTGATAGTGCAACAGGCGACAGACAATTAAAAATTGCTGGTTATGATGGCACAACAACTACAACTTGGATATCAGGTGATAGTAATGGTGTGGTAACATTTAGTCAAACACCCGTAAATAGTGCTGGAGCAGCGTTTGTAACAGATGACCCAACAGCTCTTGCAATTGCTTTAGGATAATATATAAAATAAAAAATAGGAGATAAAAAATGGCAAATACGTTCAAATGTGTGACTTTCGCAGCAGAACCCGCATCAGCAGGTACGCCTTATGTCATGTACACGGTAGCATCAAGTACTACTACAGTAATACTTGGTTTAGTTCTTACTAACTTAAACACAACTTCAGTTACAGCAGAAGTAGAACTTGTTAGTGATACAGCAAACCGTAATGGAACTAACAACGTTGCGAATGGAACTTCATTTCTAGTGAAGGACGTAAACATTCCCGCGGGTTCGAGTTTGGAGGTCTTAACGGGTGGTAAGGTTGTTATGGAAACTACAGACATATTGCGAGTAGACTGTTCCGTTGCAGATAAACTTTCTGGCACGTTGAGCATTATGGAGATAACGTAAGATGGCCTATATCGGGAATCAACCTACAGACAACTTTGTTACATTCGCTACACAGAATTTTTCTACGTCAGCAACGTCTTCTTATACTCTGTCTCATGCAGTTAGTAATGAAAACGAAATTGCATTATTTATAAATAACGTTAGACAACATCCTGGATCTGGTAAAGCATATACTGCATCGGGTACTGCCCTAACGCTATCAGCAAACACAGCTTCGACAGATGTGATGTACTGTATTTTTTTAGGTAGAGCTATTCAATCAACTGTACCTGCAACTAATAGTATTACAGCTGCCATGGTTTCTGCAAACGCAGTAACTGGTGCAAAATTAAATACGGATGTTATATCCGCACAAACTGCATTAGCTGCTGAACCAGCAGACACAGATGAGTTTTTAGTTTCTGACGCAGGAGTATTAAAAAGAATTGATTATAGTTTAATTAAAGGTGGTGGAATTACAATGGCAGATAACTGGAGAATAACTGCTGATATTGCTGATACAGGTACAGTAACTGCAAATTGGGAAAGGAATGATAAGATTTCATCATACATTGGCTCAGGTATGTCTGAATCTTCAGGAGTATTTACATTTCCAAGTACAGGAATATATTTTGTTTCTGCACAAAGTTATGTAGATGAAACTTATGATGGTGCTCTTGCATATTGTGGTATTCAAATTATGGGTTCGACTAATGGAAGTTCTATATCATCACTCTCACAAACTTATGATAGCTCAGGTGCTCAAAATCGTCATATGTCATTATATTGTTCTACTATATATGATGTAACTAATACATCTAATAATAATATTAGATTAAATCTTGACCATAGTGGAACATCAACAACAGATGCAACATATGGTGGTAATACAAATGTTAATTACACAGCGTTAACTTTTATAAGATTAGGAGATACATAAGATGAAAAAAACTAAAGATTATTTTCAAAAAGCATTGATGACATTTAATGGTGGCAGTTGGTGGGGTTGGAAAACACATGACAGCAATGGAGATAAAATTCCTAACGAAGATCGTATGCAATATCAACACATTAAGATTATTAAAGATGGTGCTACTATGCCAAGTGAGGCTGATGTTAATGCAAAGATACAAGAATTAAAAGATGCTGACACAGCTAGAGCAAATGCAAAAACATCAGGTAAAGCTAAATTAAAAGCAGGGGAAGCATTAACAGATGCTGAAATAGCAGCATTATTTGGAGCCTAACCCATGGCACTCTCTAAGGTCGACTTTAATAACATAAACGTTACACCCGCAGCTAGTAAAGCTCTTAAATGGAATTCTAGTGCCAATGGTTTTGAGACAGGGGATCTTGGTGGTAATATGGTTTTATTGTCTACAACTACAGCATCTAGTTCAGCAACTATTGATATAACAAGTGGAATAGATTCTACTTACAAAGAGTATATTATTAAATGCATAGATATTCATCCAGCTACAAATGATACAGCTCTTACGTTTCAAACAGATACTGGAACTAATACGAGTTATAATCAAACGATGACTACTACTAGATTTAAAGCTGGTCAAAATGAAGCTGGTAATTACACTGTTTTAGGATATGAAACAGGTTCTGACCAAGCACAAGGAACTTCATTTCAAGTTCTTACTCAAAATGTTGGAAATGGTAATGATGAAAGTTTAGCTGGAACATTACATATTTTTGAACCATCAAATACAACTTTTGTAAAACATTTTTTGGCAACTTTTAATACATATCAACATGGCGATGCTACTTATAATGATTTTACTGCTGGATATTTTAACACAACAACAGCTATAACTAGAGTTAGATTTAAAATGGCATCTGGTAATATAGATGCAGGAACATTTAAACTATATGGAATATTATAATGGCTATATCTAAATTTAATTATAACAGTTTTAATGTAACACCTGTTGCAGGTAAAGCGTTATCATTTAATTCAGATGGAGATGGGTTTTCTACAGCAGGTGCAAGTTCCATGACGCTTATTAAAACTTTAACTGCTAGTTCGGATTCTACATTGTCATTCGTAGATGGAAGTTCAGACGTAGTTTTAGATAGCACATATCCTGTTTATGTATTTAAGTTTTATAATATTCACCCATCTTCAAATGCTGGTGCTAATAAATTTCAATTTAATATGAGTGTAGATACTGGTTCTAATTACAATGTTGCAAAAACAACTACATCTTTTGTAGCTTATCATGAAGAAAGTGATGGCAATACTTCATTAACATATGAGCCTGGTCATGATTTAGCACAAGGAACAGGTTTTAAAGATATATCTATAAATGTAGGTGGTGGTAGTGATGAAGGTACATCTGGTGAACTTTATTTATTTAATCCTAGTTCTACCACTTTTGTAAAACATTTTATAAGTAGAACAGCAGTTTATGAGTATTCTGATCGTGCTTTTGATAATTATTCTGCTGGTTATGGAAATACGACTAGTGCTGTAGATGCTGTTCAGTTTAAACTTTCAGGAAATAATATGGCTTCTGGTACAATAAAACTTTACGGAATAAAGGACTCATAGTGGCATTATCAAAATTAAATTTCAACAGTTTAAATTTAACACCAGTCGCAGGTAAAGGTATTGGTTTTGATTCAGGAGCCGATGATCTTGAAGCAAGTTTTAGTGGTGGTGCTATGGTATTTATTTCAAAATCAACAGCATCATCTTCATCTACCATAAGTTTTACATCTGGAATAGATTCTACTTATAAAGAGTATCTATTTATTTTTAATAATATTCATCCAGAAACAAATGAAACACAATTGCAAATTAATATGAGTACAGATAGTGGCTCTAATTATAATGTAACCAAAACAACTTCATTTTTTAGAGCATATCATGCAGAAGCTGATGATGCTGCTTCAGTTACTTATTATGATGGTGATCTTGCTCAATCAACTGATTTTCAACGCTTATGTTTAGGAATAGGAAATGCAAATGATGCAAGTGGTTCTGGCTATTTACATCTTTTTAATCCTAGTTCTACAACATTCGTCAAACATTTTACAGCACAAACAAGTGAAAATTATATTAGCACTTATAGCTTACATAATTTTTGTGCTGGATATTGCAATACAACAAGTGCTATTGATGCAGTTCAATTTAAGATGAACTCTGGCGACATAGATGCTGGAACTATAACCTTGTACGGAATTAATTAATATGATAAACAATTTAAAAGGAGTAATATAACATGGCCTACATTGGCGCTCAACCTAGACTTGGGAATTTTCAAGCTTGTGATGCAATATCGACAAGTGCTACAGATACATTCAACTTATTAGTTGGAGGTGTAGCTATATTTCCACAAACAGCCCAACACTGCTTAGTGTCACTAAATGGTATCCTACAGGCTCCTATATCATCCTATACTATTTCAGGCAGTACGATTGTATTCGCCTCGGCATTAACATCGTCTGACTCTATCGACTTCATCACTATTTTGGGTGATACGCTCGATCTCGGCCATCCGTCGGACGATACTGTAAAAACTGCAAGTTTACAAGCTAATGCAGTTACAGGTGCAAAATTAAACACAGATGTTATTTCAGCTCAAACGGCTTTGACAGACGAGCCTGCAGACACGGACGAATTTTTAGTATCAGATGCAGGAGTATTAAAAAGAATTGATTATAGTTTAATTAAAGCTAGTGGTTCTATGGTTAAACTTCAAAGTCAAACAGCATCTAGTGCATCAGCTGTTACATTTACAAGTACATATTTAACAACCACTTATAAAGTTTACCAACTTCATTGTACAGCTATTGATTTGTCAAGTGATGGTGGAAATTTAGGAATACAAACCTCAACAGATAATGGAAGTTCTTATGAAACAGGAAGTAATTATAAAAATATTAGACAACATAGTAGAGATGATACATCATCCGATGCAATAAAATCTGGTCATGGTACAGGAGATGATAGAGTTAGAATAGTTGGAACAGGCTATGGAGTAGGTACTAATAATAATGAAGGTGGTATGAGTATAATTACTATTTTTGATCCATTAGGAACAGGAAAAGGTAAATTTTTTAAATGTTATGGTTGTCATTTTGACGAAAATAATAAACTTGTTCAACAAGATCATACTTTTGCATTAGATCAATCTGCGGCTGTTAACAATTTTAAAATAATACCAGCTAGTGGAACATTTAGTGGAACTTTTACTTTATACGGAGTAGCATAATGGCACATACACACAAATTAATAGATGGAGTTAAAATAGATTTAACGGCAGATGAAATTACTGCTTTAGAAAATATAGATACTCAATGGAATAATGGTGCTTTAGATAGAGCATTGGAAAATTTAAGAAATAAAAGAAACAGTTTGTTACATGAAACAGATTGGATGGCTAACTCAGATGTAACTATGAGCGATGATTGGAAAACTTATAGACAAGCATTAAGAGATTTACCATCTGGGTTAGATACAGTAGAAAAAGTAAACGCAAAAGAGTTTCCAACTAAACCATCGGAGTAACCTATGGCTATCCGAACTGCAGTCAACAGAGCACTAACAGCAATCACAGCGTTGCCTACAGCGGCAGCCTTGACTGATGGTAATTTGACTTTGCTTACAACAGCAACAGCATCAAGTTCTGCTACATTATCTTTTACATCAAGTATAAACTCTACTTATAATAGTTATTTATTTAAGTTTATAAATATACATCCATCTGAAGCATCAAGACCACAATTTAATTTAAGTGCAGATGGTGGCTCTAATTATAATGTTGCAAAAACAACAACATTTTTTGCTAGTTATCATGCTGAAAGTGGTGGTAGTACAGGTGGACTAGGATATAGCACTGGTGGAGATTTAGCACAAGGAACTGGGGTTCAAAGATTAGGTGGAGATACAGATGCAGATAATGATACAGCTATGTCAGGCACTTTAACTTTATTTAATCCATCTTCAACAACATTTGTAAAACATTTTATTGCTACAACTCAACAAGTATCTACTGCTTATTCTCAAGAATTATTTTTAGGTGGTTATGCTAATACAACATCAGCAATTAATGCTATTCAATTTAGTCAAGATACTGGAACTATACAATCAGGAACAATTAAAATGTACGGAGTGGGGCCGAAACAATCATAATGGCATTAGTTAAATATAATGATAGATCTCTTAGAAATCTAACCACGGTTCCTGCAGCAGTAACAGGAAATAATCCAGGTGCACTGGTACATATTAAAACTTTAACAGCTTCTAGTTCAGGTACTTTGTCTTTTGTAAATGGGGCATCTAGTGTTGTGTTAGATAATACTTATCCTATTTATAAGTTTGAGTTTATTAATATTCATCCAGGAACAAATGGTGCTAGATTAGCTTTTCAAGTAGATACAGGAACTAACACAAGTTATAATATAACAGTTACCAGTTCTAAATTTAAAGCATATCAACAAGAAGATGATGACAATGCTCTTTCCTATGATGGATCATACGACCAAGCTCAAGGTACAGCTTTTCAAAATTTAGGAACTGATTTAATAAATGATAATGATTCATCTGCTAGTGGTGAACTTTGGCTTTTTTCGCCATCGTCATCAACTTTTGTTAAGCATTTTTTAGCAACTGTTCAAGGTATGACAAATGGATCTCCACCATATTCAGAAGTTAGATATAGTGCTGGATACTTTAACACAACAACAGCTCTTACCAGAGTACAATTTAAAATGGATAGCGGTAACATAGACGCTGGCACTTTTAAAATGTATGGAATAAAGGACTCATAATGACATTACCTACTTCAGGATTAATTACAGTAAATGACCGAGGAGCTAGAGCAGCTACGACTTTTGGATCTGTTGCAGCTGTTGGTGGTAACATGGTGTTTATTAAAAAGCTAACAGCATCATCTTCTTCTACCTTATCTTTTGTTGATGGTGCAAGTTCAGTTGTCTTGGATAATACTTACAAGGAATACTTATTTACTTTTAAAAATATTCATCCATCTACAGATAATAAAAGTTTAATGGTAAATTTTAGAGATGGTGGAACAGATTATGATGCACCTAAAACTACCACAGCTTTTAGGAGTGGTTATAATGAAGGAGGTAGTAATACTCAATTAGGTTATGTTGGAGATTATGATTTAGCAAATGGAACAGGAGATCAATATCTATTTGAAGGATTAGGTGCTGACAACGATCAATCTTGCAGTGGGTATTTACATTTATTCAATCCATCATCAACAACTTTTGTTAAGCATTTTATCTCTAACTTTCAAGGATATAGATATAATAACTATACTTCAAATTGGTATGTAGCAGGATATTGTAATGTAACTGCAGCTATAGATGCTGTTCAATTTAAAATGGATAGTGGCAACATAGATGCTGGAGATATTTGCCTTTACGGAATTCTATAATAATGATACATAACACCAAAGGAGAAAACTATGCCAAGATATCATAATATAAATGGTAACAGAGTACAATTTACAGCAGCTGAAGAGACAGCTAGAGACAATGAAGAAGCGGCTTGGGCTAATGCAGCTCCTGCTAGAGCTTTAGCGGATCTAAGATCTAAAAGAGATCGTCTTTTAGCAGCATCTGATTGGGAAATTACATCGGAACTTGAAAAAGGTAATGCTATATCATCTGATATGAAAACTTACAGACAAGCTCTTAGAGATTTACCTGATGGTAAAGACACTGTTGCTAAATGTACAAACGCTACGTGGCCAACTAAACCGTAGTAAAGCATAGGATTACACTATGTTACAAAAATTAAAATTTGCTTCAGGGTTTAACAAACAAGTTACCTCAACAGGTGGTGAAGGCCAATGGGTTAACGGTGATAATGTTCGTTTTAGATATGGCTATCCAGAAAAAATAGGCGGTTGGGCTCAACTAGGGTCTGTTGAAATGACAGGTCGTAATACAGCCATACATCATTTTGTTAATACATCTGGTATTAAATATGCTGCACTAGGCACAAGTAGTATTTTATATGCATACTCTGGTGGTATATTTTATGACATACACCCAATTAAATCTACTACAACTTTAACATCAGCTTTTACTACAACTAATGGATCTGCAACAGTTACCTTAACTTTTTCATCTGCTCATAGTATGAATAAGGGAGATATTATCTTATTAGATAATTTTACTTCAATTACAAATTCTAATTTTACATCAGGTGATTTTACAGATATAAAATTTATGGTAGCATCAATACCAACTACCACTACTTTAACTATAACTATGGCATCTAACGAATCAGGATCTGGTGCATCAACATCGGGTGGTATACGTGTAAAACACTATTATCCAGTTGGACCAGCGGTTGAAACTGCAACAACAGGTTGGGGTCTTGGATCATGGGGTGGACAACAACAAGGTCAATTTACATCAACACTATCATCAGGAATAAACGCATCAGTTACATCTTTAACAATGGCTAGTTCATCTTCTTTTGCATCAACAGGTACCGTGCAAATAGGAACAGAATTAATTACCTATACAGGAAATAGTGGTGGTACATTATCAGGTTTAACAAGAGGTGCTAATGGTACAACAGCAGCTATACATTCATCAGGTGCAACCGTTACAGATGCATCAAATTATTTTGGATGGAACTCTGCAGCATCAGGAGATATCGTAACATCACCAGGTTTATGGTCATTAGATAATTTTGGTAATAAACTTATTGCAACAATAAATGGTGGTGAAAGTTTTGAATGGGATTCAAATCCAACAACAGCAAATGCTACCAGAGCAACAATTATATCTGGTGCACCAACTTCATCTGCATTTAGTTTAGTATCAACTCCTGATAGACACTTAATATTTTTTGGAACAGAAACAACTATTGGAACAAAGTCCACACAAGATCCTATGTTTGTAAGATTTTCTTCTCAAGAAGATATCAACACTTACGCACCATCAGCTACTAATACTGCAGGTACACAAAGACTTGCAGACGGATCTAAAGTTGTAGGAGCTATTAGAGGACGAGACGCTATTTATGTTTGGACTGATACAGCATTATTTACTATGAGATTTGTTGGTCCACCTTTTACTTTTTCATTCCAACAAGTAGGTACAAACTGTGGATTGATTGGACAGAACGCAGCTGTTGAAGTTGATGGTACAGCATACTGGATGTCAGAAAATGGTTTCTTTAGATATACAGGTAGATTAGAATCTTTACCGTGTTTAGTTGAAGATCATGTATTTGATGATATTAACACAATACCAAAACAACATATCAATGCAGGATTAAATAATTTATTTGGTGAAGTTATTTGGTTCTATCCCAATTCTGGATCAGGAACTGTAAATAGAATGGTCACATACAATTATCTAGATTCAAGCGCCGAGCGACCAGTATGGACTACAGGTACATTAGCAAGGACTGCGTGGCAAGACTCAGCTGTATTTGGTAGACCTCATGCAACAGAATATGATACAAGTTCTAATGGTACATCGGGTTCTTCTACATTTGTTCAAGGTAATGTTGATGGTGTTAGTTATTACTATGAACACGAAAAAGGGTTAGATCAAATACGAGAAGGTGCAACTACATCAATTATTGCATCAATTGAATCTGGAGATTTTGATATAGGTCAACAAGGGCTTGCTGGTGATGGTGAGTTTATGATGAAAATTAGAAGAGTGTTACCAGATTTTTTATCACAAACAGGTGATGCAAGAGTTACATTAAATTTAAGAGATTTTCCAAATGATACACAAGCTAGTTCTTCACTTGGGCCATTTACTGTAAACAATAGTACAAAAAAAATAGATACACGTGCAAGAGCTAGATCAATATCATTAAAGATAGATAATACAAGCACAAGTCAATTTTGGAAACTAGGTACATTTAGAATTGATTATCAACCAGATGGAAGAAGATAATGGCAAGAATAGTACAATCACTTACACAACCTTTAGAAAACTACGATCAACAAATACAACAATCATTTGTAAGAGATGTTGATAGTATTGTTCAAAAATTAAATACTTCTTTTCAACAAGACTTAAAAGAAGAAGCAGAGGCGGAGGCATATTTCTTTGGCTAATACATTTATAAATAAAAAAGTAGATTTAT